GCGGTGAAATATGGAAGCTATAGCAGGTTGTTTTATACTGCTAAGAAGCACCATCAGAGGATTGTTCCCGGTTTGTCTATTGGGCTGGCTACGCCAGTGCGTGGCACGGGAAGTCTGGGAGTGATCCTCGACATTGAAGGACTGCCGCATGGCACAACAGCGGCACACGTAATGCCTGACAGTCGCTGGTCAAAGAGGGTGACTCAACCGGGGACAGCGGACTTCGGATTGATGACCAACCAAGACCGCGATGAGTTAGAGATCGGTGAGTGGAAGAGGTCTTTTCATTACTGGGCTCTTGAATCCAACATTGACTTTGCGACGTTTGAGATCACCAAGCCTCATTCCCGCAACCAAGTCTACCGCTATCAAGAACCTGTCTCTGCCGAACCCTTGGAACCGGAAGAAGGTATGAAGGTAGTGAAAGTTGGTCGGACTACGGGGCTGACCTTTGGTGTCGTTGAAGGCAAGTATGATGTGGACATTCAATACCCTTCATACATGGGCGGAACACAAACCGTGCGGGGCGTGTGGAAGGTAAAGCCTAGGAAGGAAGGGAGAAGGGATCCTGAGTGGAGTCTGGGAGGTGACTCTGGTGCGGCTGTCTGGACGATGAAGGACGGCAAATGGTGGTGGGCAGGCACCCACATCGCAGGCAACCGGGAAAGGGGTGGATTGACGGTCGCAGAGAGAGAAGAGCAAGAGCAAGGGTGGATGCACTCAGCCCTTGACTGCATGAACGCCTGTGGTGCGAACAGTGTTTGGGGAGGAACGCTATGAGTAGACTTAGAAGCATACCCGAAACCTGTCCCATTTACGAAGAGGCCAGACAGAATGCTGAGTATCTGATCAATGAACTCCACGGCGTACTAAACGAGAACCACAGCGAAGCTAAATACATTGTGGAGCAAACTGAAATCCTTCTTGAATGCGTGGATCGATGCCGGGAAATCGCCGGGGATCTAAGAGACCTGTGCGTTGAGCGTGGCGAGAAAATTGAAGAGTTGGAGTATGAGTTGGAGGGTTTGCAATGAGTAACACAACCGAAGCAAACCGAGCTTGGCTATGCAAGCAGATACTCCTAGACCTACAGCAAATGAAACGGGACTTGGACCGAGCAGAGGAGTGGTGGGATGAGGGTAACCTAGAAGACTTACTGGTGCAGCTTGAACACCTATCATGGCAAGCTCAGGCATCGGAATCGAAGGCACTGAAACTAATCAGGAACAATGAGTAACACAACAGCAGCAAACAAAGCTTGGTGGCTTCCGGTCCGATCTGACAGGGGTGAGGAGTTTCCAAATGCTAAGGCAGCAGCGAAAGCTTTTGGACGCAATCATGGGGCGGTGCTTCATGCTATGCGGAACGATCAACGGTGCGCCGGGAGGAAGTGGGAGGTGGTGAGAGACGAAAACAAAGGATAGAAAGAATTATGAAAATCATTACAGAACAGCATTTGTTCGACGATTGTGGCGTGTCGGTTTATCGGGGGGTAATCGTCAACTGGGACAGTGACTACGATCATAGGGTTTTGCAGGTGCTAGACGACATGCCAGCAAAGCTACTCGGGTCACTGCTGGTGATACATGAACACGAAGGAAGTGTTCACTTTATTTGGGACGGTGATGTTCCGCAGGCTTATCAGGAGGGCGAAGGAGTTGAGGTAGGTGACTATGACTACTGGCGCATTGATTGCTCATACAACATCAATCAAGCAAAGCGATGATACCATCTAATACTATAGCAGAGCAGGGGGTTCTGGGTTGTGTCCTTAGCAACCCTTCCGAGACATTCCACCGGGTGATCGATGAGGTGAACTCGGAGATGTTTTACGATGTAAGACATAGAACCATGTGGGACTCAGTGTTTTCAAAATGCGAAGGAGTCATCGACCCCATAAAGCTTAGTAGTGCGCTGAAAGAGAGCGGTAAGCTTGATGGGTGTGGAGGTTTTGCATACATCTCTGAGTTGGCAGATGTGGGCTTTTCTGCTGCGCTGCTGGACGGGTTTCTGACTGAGATTAAGACCGCTTACCGCAGACGCCGCCTTTACTCAGCATGCAAGCGGTATGTCAATCAACCGGACACCGAAGCTATGCTCGAACAGGAAGTGTTGGCAGTCGGGCAAGAGCGTGTTCCAGCGGTTTTAACGTCTGGCAAGGATCTGGCATTGAAGGCTATTGATGCAATTGAGAGGCGTGACAAAGGAGAGATGGGGTTGCCGTCTGGGTTTCATCGGTTTGATTTCATGACGAAAGGTTTCAGACCGGGTAAGGTTTATGTGTTAGCGGCAAGGCCCGGTGAAGGTAAAACCAGTCTGGCAATGAACTGGATGTGGAACGTGTCTAAGAAGGGTATTCCTTCGGTGATCTTTTCCTTGGAGATGGACGAAGAAGAACTGGGCGAGAGATGGCTCTATTCTGCTGCCGGGACGAGGGATCAAAGTGAGGACATGGTTGCGGCTGCTAAAATGATCGCTTCATCGCCTTTAAGTGTGGACTCTTCGCCGGGGTTGACGTTGGCGCAATTGCAAGCCAAGGCGCGGAAGTATGTTGCTCAACATGGCGTTAAATTGATCGTGATAGACTACCTGCAACTGATGCAATCCAGTGGGCATCGGGAAAGCCAGAACGTGGCTATCGAGAACAATTCCAAGGGGATAAAATTGCTGGCGAGAGAGTTGAAGGTTCCCATTATTTTGCTGAGTCAATTGAACCGGGAAAAAGACAAGGACTCTGACAGGAAACCTCGGCTGAGTGATTTACGAGGTAGCGGAAGCATCGAACAGGATGCGGACTTGGTAGCGTTCATTCAAGACAACGACTTGTTTGTTGAGAAGCAGAGAAGCGGACCGAGGGGCCACATTCCTCTGAGTTTCCAAGGACATGTTTTCAAGTTCGAGGAACAGTCTCCGATCTCAGAAAATGTTTGACAGCGTCCGATCTCTGCACCGAGTTTCGCAGTGTGATCGACGAGAGTTATTGGTCAAAGAAGTCACAGGAAATGTTGGAAGCAATTCCTCCTGATTACCGGGAGGAGGCTTTTACCAGCATCGGGATGGTTATTGCAGCGACAGAACTTCTGCCGCCTGAGATCTCGATATCCATTATGATGAACACCTGCTTTGCGTTGGTCGAAGAAACTGTGAGGCAAGAAAAATGCATCCCACTAAATTAGGTTCTTACATCGCTGAGGTAGACATGCCGAACCTTCTGGGTGTCACCAAGTCGAGCATAGCAAATTGGCGAAGGGCGAATTTGATTGAGGGCGTCGATTACATCGTCGATCGTTCGGAGAGGTATCCGAAGTTGAAGTGGAAGGTGTCTGCCGTTGAGAGGTATCGACCGGGAAGTGTGTTCAAAAAGGCTAAGGTGCTGAGGGTGCCACCTAACACCAAGATCCTTATGACTGACATTGGGAAGGTCCGGTGTCGGGACAACAGGCTATTCAATGTCGGCATGGACATACAGGTGAAGCCTGTCGAGAATGGTGAATTTCAGGTTATTAGAAACCCGAGAAGTAAGACAAAGTTTTAATTATGGGACTGTTTGAAGAGCTTGCCGGGAAGACACTGGAAGGGTGTGCTTCGACGTTTAACGAGAGAGGGCAGCAGTATGGCGACACCTTTGCTGAGAATAAGCTTTTAGCGGTGAAAGCGGTGAAAGAGGTTAGGGAACAGGATCCTATCAACTCCGGTGCGAACCACTGGGATCAGGCAGAGTCGTTAGCGACCTTGATTGACATAAAATATCATCGGCTCCTTGGAGGCTACAAGAAGGACACCTTAGTTGACCTCATCAATTATGCGGCGGCATTGGTGGAACTCATCGAACGATATGATAAGCGACCAACTGTTTCGGGAACGACTGAGTAAGTCGAAGGAAGGTGTTCGGATTGTCGCTGAGGCATTTAAAGCCTTTGGCTTGGATACGCTGATCCACCCAACTCTATGTCGTCCTTCAATCGAGCAGAGGAAAGAGTATTCCGATGGGGGCGACATTGAGGTGCGTTTCAGGGTGGAAGTAAAGAGACGGCACAATATCGATTTTAGCAGTCGTGATGATTACCCGTTTCCTACCATCCATTTGGATAAGTCGAAGCGAGTAGATCAGTTAGGGAAGCATACTTTGTTTGCTTACGTGGTGTTGAACGACAAAGGCAATTGCATGGCAGTTTGTGGGCGGGAAACGATGAAGCATTGGGTGAAAGAAAATCGGTATGACAGTATAGCTGGGTGTCAAGATGAGGTGTATGCCTGCCCCAAAGATCAAGCCAAGTTTTTTAGGATCAATGAGTAGCAAAAGCAAATTGAAGGGAACACTGTTCGAGCGAGAGATAGTCAACTATTTCAAAGCCCGAGGATTTGATGCAAAGCGAGCCTATGCCAGCAATGGTGAGAGTCTCCCCGGCTGCACTGCAGAGGTCGATGTGTTGATTGAAGGCAAATACAAGGTTCAGGCTAAACGACGAAAACACGTAGCTGACTTCATGCAGCCGCCCGAGGGAACTACGGTGACAATGCTGCGACAAGACAGAGGTAAAACGCTGGTGGTGATGTATCTGGACGACTGGGCAGAACTGATTAAGGGTGAAGACTAAGTGGACCCCGCATCCGATTTGGAAAATCCCTTCCAAGCAAGAAGCGGAAAGGCTGCAGCGTCGAAAGCCGAAGAAGGACAAGGAATGCGCGAACGCACTTGAAGAGCTTTGGAAGGTCCGAGAAGAGCGGATCCTGAATGAGCAGACAAATGCCTATGAGTATGGGCATGAACTCGATCACTGGCAGGTAGCCGACAGGATGATCGAAGAGGAGGATGTGACCACGCTTTACATCTTCGGAGGCAACAGGGCTGGCAAGAGTGAGTATTGCGCGAAGCGAATCGTTCAGTATCTGATGGCAAACGACAGGGCTAAGGTGTGGTGCTGTCATAGCTCGAATGATTCCAGCATACAGCAGCAGCAGAGTCTCATCTGGAAATACATTCCTCCGAACTTAAAGAACCGGAAGAAGACACGGGTGATGAATTTGTCTTACACCCAGAAGAATGGCTTTTCCAACAACACATTCATTCTCCCGAACGGCAGTCAGTGTTGGTTTAAAAACTACACTCAGAATGTGAGTGTGTTGGAAGGAGCCGAGCTTGATCTTTGTTGGTGTGACGAGTTGGTTCCTATTTCTTGGATACAGACATTGGCTTACAGGCTTGTCACTCGCAACGGTAAGCTCATTGTGTCCTTCACGCCTGTCGAAGGCTATACAAGCACCTTGAAGGATGCCATAGCCGGGGTGAGGGTTACTGAATGGAAACAGGCGGAAATGCTCAACCAAGCACGGTGTCATGTTCCCGGTGGACCAAGGGGGTGCATGCCATTCGCGGGTCAATCAGCGGGAGGCAGGCGACATGTTTGGTTCTACACTGAGGGTAACCCCTTCGGTGGATACCACCGATTGAAGCATGTTCTGAAAGGGAAGTCAGAAGAAGATGTTAAGGTCAGGGCGTATGGTTGGGTGAGCAACCCTGCGACCGGAAAGTTCCCACGATTTGGTGAAGCGCACATTATTAAGCCAAAAGATATACCCAAGGATGGAACCATTTACATGTCCTGCGATCCCACGGGGGGTGACAGGAATTGGTTTTTTCTATGGGCAAAAGTGGATGACCTGAACCGGATATTTGTCTACCGAGAGTGGCCTGACTACGAAACCTACGGAGAGTGGGCTATGCCTTCGGACAAACCTGATGGCAAGCCGGGTCCAGCGCAGATGACCGAGACTGGAAGGTCAATCGCTCAATACCGGAAGATCATCAGGGAGTTGGAGAAAGGTGAGAATCAACCCTTTGAACGCTTCATCGATCCGAGAGGTGCCAGCAATGCAAAGATCAGTTTGGCGACTGGCAGCACTTGCATTCTTGATCAAATGTCTGAGGACGCAGAGAACGTCGAAGGGTTGGGGCGAGAAGGCATGCTGTTTACGCCTGCAAGCGGGATCCACATTGAGGAAGGGGTTCAGGCGATAAACGGAAAGCTGTTTTATGACCCAAGCGAGCCCGTCAGTCATCTCAATGAACCGAAGCTTTACATATCAGAAGACTGCCAAAACCTTATCTACGCATTAAAGGAGTGGACGCATAAAGACGGTGATAAGGGCGCTTGCAAGGATCCGGTGGACACATTGCGTTACCTGATAATAATGGAGCCGACATTCATTGCGGCTGCTCCCGTCGCAGATTCTAGGGTGGGAGGATACTGATGACACGGGCGGAATACGACAACTTACCAGCGTTGCTGACTGTGACTCAGGTGTGCCGGGTATGTAATTTGACAAAGTCGCAGGTCAGGTATCTTTTCGATACGGGTAACCTGAGCGGCAAGAGGTTTGGGCGTGACCGCAAAATATTTAAGGTTGCATTGGTAAATGAATTAGGCTTTGAAATAGAAGAGGCTTCTACCGGGGAGACTGGCAGCAAAAAATAAGAAAATGCATAACCGTGAAGACGTTCTGGCTGAAAGTCTGGAACCTAACATCGGCGAATACATCGCTGAGTTCCGAAGAGCCCACACCGATCAGCGTCTGACAAATCGAATCACCGAAGCGGATCA